TCAGCGGTCCTCCTGGCGGGCGGTCTTCATCACGGCCTCCGTCGCGGTCGCGGCGCGGCTCACCTCGTCGAGCTTCTGCTCGATGCGCATGAGCTGCGAGGACAGCCGCGCGTCCACGTCGCGGATCAGCGACAGCGGCACATAGGTGCGCGCCACCTCGATCTTGAACGCCGCCAGGTCCTCCCGCGTGCGGGAGAGCGCGTCCGGCGCATGCGGCGGCTCCGGCTCGCGCGGGCGGCGCGCCGGCAGGTCGCGGTGCAGCAGGAACAAGAGCCAGGCGAGCAGGCCGAGCATCGGCGCGTCCGTCAGAAGCCGGACAAGGCCTGGGTCCATCTCGGGGAGCGGCATGGGGACTCCTTGGGGCGGGCGGGGGGTTGAAGGGACGGCTGGCGCGCGCCACACCGGAGGCGATGTGGGACGAGCCCTATCTCGAGACCTGCTGCCGCTCGGCGCTGCACCGGCTGCGGCTGGCGGGCGGCATCGGCCGCCCGGACGGGCTGAAGGACGGGCCCTGCCTGCGCCGCCTGGCCGGGATGGGCTTCGCCGCGCAGCGCGAGGACGGGCGCTTCGTCGCGACGGCCGAGGGCCTCCTGCGGCATGCGCGCGAGATCCTGAAGGCGGAGCGCGTGGGCTGAGCGGTCAGCCGCCGCGCCAGCCGGGCCGCGGCGCCGCGGGCGGCAGCGCCGGGAAGCGCACCGGCTCGGCCAGCAGCGCCCCGGCCAGCGCATCCAGCGCATCGTCGCGGGCGGTGGCATCCCCGGGGCGCCATTCCGCCATCTCCCGCGGGAACGGGGTGCGGAACACGCTCTCATGCGCATGCAGCCGCCGCGCGGCGAGCAGCGGGTCGAGCGCGGCCAGGATCCGCTCGCTCTTGGCGCGGCTCGAGGCGTGCTCGATCACCGCGCAGGCGGCGCCGGCGCGGGCCATCTGCTGGCGCAGCAGCCCGGGCAGGAAGCGGCCGATGCCGTTGGTCTCGACGCGCAGCACCGGCAGCAGCAGGTCGCGCGCGAGCGCGGCCACCGCCATGCACTGCTGCGTCGCCGGGTCCACCGCCGCGTTGCCCGGGTCATGCGTCAGATAGGCGATGCGGTGGGCGTACTGGTTGCCCTGGTCGTCGGCATAGGTGACGGCGACGACCGACGCATCGCCCCCCGAGGGCCGGCCGAAGGCCGGGTCCCAGAAGCCGCCGCCCGACACGAGGCGCCGCCCGAGCAGCCGCAGCAGCGGGCGCCCGACGGCCTCGGCGTAGTCCGGCTCCTCGGCGTAGCGGACGAGCAGCGCGGGATCGAGCCGCGCCTGCCGCTCGTCCACCGCCTGCAGCAGCATCTGCCGGCGGAAGGCGAGCGGACCCACACGGTCGCGGAGTGCCGCGATCTCCTCGAGGCCGAAGCGCTCGGGCCAGGCGGGGCGGCCGGTCGGCGACACCACCGGGATGACGAGGCGCTGGTAGCCGCGCAGACAGGTGCCGCCGTCGGCGGGCGCGCGGTAGAGGCTTTCCGCCGTGTGCGGCGTGCCGACGAACAGCATCGTGCCGCCGGGCACCAGCACGAACTCGGCCTCCGCCAGGCGCTCGCGCAGCTCCTCGCGCTTGGCCTCGGTGTCGCTGTTGCCGGCCACCTCCACGTCGTCGCAGATGATGACGTCGGCGCGCGCGCCGGTGATGTTGCCGCCGATGCCGGCAGCCAGCACCGAGGGGTCGCGCAGCACGCCGGGGCGGCGGATGGTGAAGCGGTCCGCCGCCCAGGCCTCCGGCGTGTCGGGGCGGAGGTGGCGGCAGAGCGGGTGGCGCTCCACGATCCGCCGCACCTGCGCCACCATCTTCACCGCGAGCGGCTGGTCGGCGGCCAGCACCAGGATCCGCGTGTCCGGCCGCCGCAGCAGCCGCCAGGCGCACCACAGCCCGACGAGGGTGGATTTCCCCGCGCCGCGGAACGCCATCAGCAGCAGGCGCCGGTCCCCCGTCGCCTCGCGCCGCGCCAGCCATTGCGCGATGCGGCGGTGATGCGAGGGCGTCTCCTGCCCGAGGCGGTTGTTCCAGATCCAGACGAACTCCGGCAGGTCACAGGGCGGGATCGTCATGCGGCGGGTGCTCCTCCTCGGCATGCGCGGCGAGCACGGACCGCGCCCTGGCGATCAGCGCGGCGACCTCCTCGACCTCGGCGGCGTCGGCGGGCTTCGTCGCCTTGAGCAGCTTCAGGAGCTCGCCGAGATGGACGAGCGCGGCCCGGCAGGCGGCGTGGAAGGCGGCGAAGGACTTCGCGTCCTCGTGGTGCGCGCGGGTCGGCGCCGCCTCGATGAAGGCGCGGTAGTCGCGCGCCACCGCCTCGGCGGCGGCGTCGAGATGCGGCACGATCCCGGCGGGCGGCGCCGGCGGCTGGGTCACGCCTTCACCGCCCGCACGCGCACCGTGCCGGCGGCGAGATCGGCGGCGGAGGCGCTGCGGTTCCACGCCGTGACGGTGACGACATCCTGCGCGCCGACATTGGCGAGGAACACGACGCCCGAGGTGGAGAGGCTGAAGGACGCCTGCGTGAAGTCGCCCGGACGCACGCCCGGCACCGTCACGTTGATCTGCGCGGTGCCGCCGGCGGCGATCGAGGGCGGATCCCACGCCGCCTCGCCCTTCAGTTCGCGCGTGCCGTGCGGCAGGTTCGGCAGGCCGTAGAGCAGCGCGGGCGCGTAGGACGGGTCGCAGAACAGCCGCATCGCCCGCACCTCGTAGTCCGCCGAGATGCGCGCGACGCCGATGATCGCGGTCGCCACCTGCGGGGCGAGGCGGATGGCCTGCAGCCGCGTCGCGTCCGCATCCGTCAGGTCGGCCGAGGTCTGCCACCAGCGCGCGGCCGCGTTCCAGTTGGCCGAGGCGCCGGAGAACAGCACCATCTGGCCGGCCGTGTCGGTCAGCAGGTTGCCCGCCGGATCGAAGCAGATCACGACGAGGCGCGGGCTGTCGGCGTCAAGCGCGAGGGCGAAGTCGCGGCAGCCGCGGGTCTCGACGACGAAGCCGAGCCCCCGCGCGACGCCGAGCACCACGCCGCGGTCCGTCAAGGTGTAGTTCGGCAGGCCGCTGTAGGCGAACTCGGCGACCGTGGTGGCGCCAGGCGGCGTGTTGCTGGCGATCGCCGCCATGCGCTCGAAGCCCGTGTCCGTCGCGTTCTGGCGGAAGGCGACGGCGCGGAGATTGTCCACGAGCGCCACCGGGCGCGTCAGTTCCCGGTGCGCCAGCGCCTGGTGGAACAGCCGCAGGACGGCGCCGCCGCGCGTCGCGCCCGGCGCGTAGTCCACCGACAGCCCGTATCCCTGGCTGGCCCAGGCCACCTCGTAGAGGTGGTCCTGCGCGCCGGCGGTGTGGCGGGCGACGAAGGCGTCGCAGCCCTCCATGCGCAGGTTGCGGGCGATGACGGCGCGGCTGTTCACCTCGATCAGGAACGGGATGCCCTCGATCGGCCGGTCGCGCGACTGCAGCTCGAAGGCCGGGCCGTCGAAGACGTGGCGGTTGTGCGCGACATAGGCGCCGGGCTCCGCGCTGAAGCGCACGCCGAAGCGGTCCTTGTCCGGATGCACCGAGGAGGCGATGGCGAAATGCCCGCCGTAGTAGCGGACGGACGTGTTCCATCCCGCCGCGGTACGCGTCCGCACGTCGAGGCCGATGCGGTTGTTCACGATCCGGCCGAGATGCAGCTCGCTGTCCTCGAAGCCGCGCTCGTCGCCCAGCGTCTGCACGCCGATGGTGAAGCCCTCGACCTGGCGTATGTCGAGGCGCGAGCTGTCCTGGTTGCGCGCGAGGATGCCGATGTCGCGCTCGTCCAGCCAGTCGGAGATGGTGGCGCGCAGCACCCGCAGGCCCTGGTAGAGCTTCACCGCATTGCGCGTCGCGCCGCCGTCGCCGAGGGTGAGCGCGTCTCGCCGGCGGGGCCGGCGTAGAGGATGGCGCCGTGCATGGTCAGCCCCGCCGCGGCGCCCGGCAGCACGAGCGGCATGGTGGTGCGGTGCGTGCCCTCGCCGATCACGAGATGGCGGCCGGCGGCGGCGGCGGCGTTCATCGCCGCCTGCAGCGCAGGGCCGTCGTCGGTCACGCCGTCGCCGACCGCGCCGAAGTCGCGCGCGGACAAGGTCTCGGCCAGCTTCTCCTCGACCGTGCGCGGCACCGCGCCGGCGAAGGGCGGCGACACCTGGCCGTCGCGGTCGAACAGCGTGATGGCGCCGGTCGAATCGAAGCCGAGCACGCGGTTGGCGCGGCCCGCGCGCGCGGGCAGCATGAGCCCGCTCGGCGGATCGGACGGATCGGCGCGGAGGCTGGACGCGATCTCGTCGCGGATCTCCTGCAGCGCCGCCACCTGGTAGTCGAGCTCGTCGTTCAGCGTGTCGGCGCGCAGCAGGCCGTTCGGCTGGAAGTCGGTGACGCGCTGGATGCGCATGCGCCGCCGCAGCGTGATGCGCGTGCCGCCCGCCGGCGCCGCGGCGAAGGTGACGCTGCCGCCCTCGCTCTGGCCGGCGCCCTGGATGGTGAAGCCGGTCTCGCGGCGCTCCCCGTTCACCAGGCATTCGAGGTCGGTCGCGCTGAAGATCGGGAAGGGGAAGGCGAAGACGCTCTGCGTGCCGTCGGCCACGTATTGCACGCGCGGCGCGACGTCGCCGATGCGGATGTGCTCGGCCATCTGTCTCTCCGGTGTCGGGGGTGCGCCGGGCGGCGCGTTGCGGGCGTTCTGGCCGCGCGCGGGGCGCGGCGCTCAGTCGAGCAGGTTGCGCAGCACCGCGCCGAAGCTGTGGCCTGCGCGGAGATAGGCGTTGAAGGAGCCGTCCGGCTGCAGCAGGCTGCGCCGCCCCGCGGCGAGGCGCGAGCGGAACATCGCGTCGCTCTCGTTCTGCGCCGCCGCGGCGTCGGCCGCGAGCCCGGCCTGCAGCGCCGCGCCCGAGCCGTCGTCGGCGCGGACGCCGCTGGCCGACAGCCGCGCGCGGACCGAGGCGATGGTGCGCGCGAGCGTGTCGCGCCGCGCCCGCGCCTCCGCCTGCTGCTGGATCGCGAGTTGCCGGTTGCGCTCCTCCGCCGCGGCGCGCGCGGCGGAAGCCTGGGCCTGCATCTGCTGGCCCTGGCGGATGTTGCCGTAGACCGACGCGCCGGCGCCGATCAGCGTGGCGATGGAGGCGAGTTGCGCCATCAGGGGGTGGTCCTCGTCTCGGTGGTGACGGAAAGCAGCGTGACGGGCAGCGGCGCGTCGTCCTCGATGCGCCACAGCGGCGAGAGCGCGTCGCGCCGCCAGCCGAGGCCGCGCAGCGACACGTCGCCCGAGAAGCGCGGCGGCGGGGCGTCGAGCAGCGGCGTATCCAGGCGGCGGAACGGCACCGGGAAGGCGCCGCGGCCGAGGTCCACCGACAGCGCCACCGTCTCCAGCACCCGGAAGGTGACGGAGACGAGGCGCAGCGGTGCGGCGCGCGCGCCGAAGGGGCCGCCGCCGAGCTCGATCGGCAGGGGCTCGATCACATGCGTGAAGCGGAGCCCGATCTGCACCTCGCGCGCCGGCTCATCGAGCGTGACGGCGCCGTCCGCCACCGTCTGGTCGCCCTGCGGCGCGCCGTCGGCCAGCACGCCGACGCGGCGGCCTTCCAGGTGGTCGAGGCCGCTCCAGGCGCTGCGCGGCGTCGCGGCCTCGCCCGACAGCGCGGCGTCGAGGCCGAGCGCCTCGTCGAAGCGCTCCAGCCGCCAGGTGCCGAAGCGCTCGACGGCCGCATACACCGCGCCGTCCACCTCGGCGAGCGAGCGCACGGCGCCCGCCGTCGCCTGCGCGCACCAGGCGGTGACCTGCTCGGCGCGATACAGCGTCAGCGTCGCCAGGCGCCCATTCGCCATCGCGATGTGCAGCAGCCGCCGCGTCTGGTCGTAGGCCATCGCGACCGGCCGCTCGATCAGGTGCCGCGCGATCAGCCCGAGGTCGTTCGACTGGTAGGTGTCCGCGACCTCGGTGTAGGCGAACTCATGCACCGCGCGCCCGGAGCGGGCGACGAAGATGGTGGCGCCGTCCACGTCCACGGGCGGCACCATGCGGTCCACCGGCGAGCCGATCCTCGTCTGCCTGTGCAGCTGGATCGAGGAGGGGGTGAGCGGATCGCCCGTCACCATCCACTCCGCACCGGAGGTGAAGACCTGCAGGTGCCGCCCGGAGAAGACCGCGCGGATCGCGTTCACCTGGTCCGACAGCAGGGCGAACTCGATGCCCTGGTCGTCGAGCGCCGTGCCGAGGTCGAAATCGTCGAGCAGCCCGGAGCGGGAGAGATAGAGCCGGTTCGGCAGGTCCCGCGTGCCGCCGAGCACGAGCCTGTCCTGGTGGAAGCAGGCGGAGACGGGCCAGCCGCGGACGGGCGAGATCGCCGCCTCGTCCCAGTCGGCGGTCGGGTCGGTGCCGGGAAGCGTCTCCTCCACCGTCGCCGTCGCGGTCAGCGGATCGGCGACCGCCGTCACCAGCACGCGCCTGCCGCCGAGGCGGAAGCGCACGCCGGCATGGCCGGGCTGGAACACCGGCGCGGAGGCGATGAGCGTGACGGAGCCGCTGGTCGCCGACGCCGCGAGCGTGACGTCCGGCGGCGCGAAGCGGTGGAAGGGCGCGCGGGCGAAGCCGAAGGGCGCCACCGTCCAGCTCGCATGCCCGGTGCGGGTGATGCGCTGCGGCGGCATCTCGGGATGCAGCAGCAGCAGCGTGTCGGCGTTCTGGGTGTAGGCGAGCTGGTCGAGCATGGCGCCCGTCCACGGCCCGCCGACCTGCGCGACCTGCGCGTCGCCGAGGAACACGCGCATCGCGCCGTCGCTGAAGGCGAGCAGATAGGCCTGCTCGGTGTTGAACTCGAAGGAGACGAGCCGCACCGGCCCGGGCAGCGTCGCCAGGTGGCGCAGGCCGGGGCGGCGCGACAGCCCGCCGGTCGGCAGGATGACGACGTTGCGCAGCCGCCGCGCGCCGTTCTCATAGGCGCGCAGGTCGCTGCGCCCGAGCAGCTCGGGCGCAAGCTCGCCCGCGGTGAAGCTCGTCTTGATGCGGCGCGACATCGGCTCAGCCCCGGGCGGTGATCAGCGGGAAGTCGCGGATCGCCCGCACGCTCGCCTGCTGGCTGTCGAGGCTGCGGGCGTGGCGCAGCTCCTGCTCGGCCAGGCGCTGCAGGATGTCGGCGCGGGAGGCGTTCTCGGTCAGCGGCAGGCAGAACTCGGCGGCCAGCCGCGCGATCAGCGCCGCGGCGAAGAAGGGCGGGAAGGCGCTCTCCTCGGGGCGGAAGATGAAGGTCAGCGTCACCTGCGGCGCGTCGCTGTGCAGGCGGTTCTCCTGGATGCGGTAGGTCAGCCCCTCGCCCTGCCCCGGGCCGCCCGCGGAGACGACGCGCAGCAGGGCGGGCGGCAGCTGGAAGGCGTGGCGGAAATCGGCGGCCGGCGTCCCGTCCAGCCGCGGCAGGCTCGCCTGGCCGGTGGCGAAGGACCACGGGTGGCAGGAGAGCAGCGCGTCGCGCACCGAGGGGTAGAGGTTCGCCGCCACCTCGGCCTCCGCCGTGCCCTCGTCGAAGGAGGCGATGGTCTGCGCGCCGAGCTTCAGCAGCGCGCGCGAGCACAGGATGAGCGCGGAGAGCGCCATGGCGAAAGGCTCCTTCGCAGAGGGTCCGGAAACGCGAAGGGCCCCGGGAGGCGTCAGCCCCCGGGGCCCCGGTGGTCACGCGGCGCGCGTCACTCGGCGCAGCGCATGCGCACGGATTACTCGGCGCAGCGCATGCGCACGACGCCGATGTTGTCGATCAGCACCGCGCCCTGGCTCATCATGTTGTTGACGAACCACGCCGCGCGGTCGCCGTGCCAGGTGATGTCGGTCACCACCTCCTGCGCGACCGCATGGCCGACCGCCGTCTTGTGGTAGAAGTAGCAGTAGCGGAGCGAGCCGGAGAGCGTGAGGCCGGAATGCGGCATCCAGGTCGCGCCCAGCCAGCGCTTCGCCTGGGTGCCCTTCCACGGCAGCTCGTTCTCGCCGATGTAGGCGGAGTTGGCGAACTCCTCGATCTGCAGAAGTTCCGACCACTGCTTCCAGCCGACGACCGCGTAGCGCTGGCCGTCGTCCGGGACGTCGTTCTCGCCGAGCGTCTCGAAGGCCGCCAGCACCTTCTCCTTGGTCAGCCCGGCCGAGTCGGCGAGCGGGCCCGCGCCCGTCACCTCCGTCGTCGCGCTGTCGAGGGCGGCGATGATCAGCTCGTCGGTGCGGCGGCCGAGGGCGTAGGCACCCGCCGCGGCGACGACGGCGCGCTCGTCGATCGAGGTCTTGATCTCGTCGAGCTTGTCGATCCACTCGCCGGCGTAGAAGTCCTGCAGGAAGCACTCGCGCATCGAGTACTCGAGGTTCATCACCGGCACCGCGGCGTTGCGGAGCTTCGGCTGCGCCGTGCCGCGGCCGACGCGCGGGAACAGCGTGGAGGCGCCGATGACGCCGGTCTTGCTGCGCACCGTCGGGCGCAGCTTGGAGCCCTGGCGCTGGTAGGCGGCGTGGACCTCCGCCTCGAACTGCTTCACGAAGGCCTGGTCGATGGTGGTGGACAC